AACCACCTGCACGGTGTAATACCGTTAATTTGGCAATTTTAATGCCACGAACGTTGTTGTTAAGTATTGTTTCAACATCTTGTTGATAAATAGTTTGTTGAAATGTGTTGTAAACATAACCATAGTATGTTGTTAATACAGATTTAATTGATGCTTCAACTTCTGTAGTTGTGTATTGTGGTTCTTTTGCATATTGAACAGTTACAACTACATCTACGTATGCTGGTGGTTGCACAGTAAGGCTTGTTCCAATAAGGAGACGAGGTCCAAGTGCACTTAGAATATCGGCAGCAAGAGTTGTGTATTCACTAGTTGGAGTTTGAGTATCGTCTAATCCAGGTTGTAAATCAGCATCTCCAGCGTTACGAGACGGCGCTACATACAGGGTAACTGATGTCCAAATGTCTGAAGTTGCGTTTGCTTTACCGCAATTGCTAACGCCAAGAGCCAAACTGTTAAAATCTTCAAGAGTAATTGCACGAGTATTAGCACGAAGCGTTAGTGGTGCTGAGTAACGAATTTGTGTAAGGGTTTCAGGGTTAGAACCACCAAGACCTACAGAATCATTTGTAACAGTAATTAAAGATTGCAAAGCAATTAAATCATTAGTTGAGTATCCTGGGATTGAATTGATTGTGGTCAATACTCCAGTAGTAACGTTACCAAGTACACCACCACCAACTGTGTACAGAACACGAATTTCAGAAAAGTTTACTGGGATTGCTCCAGATACCCCATCGCCAAAATTGACGTAAACATTGCTATTAATATCGGTTGTTACGGTAAATACTTGGTCTGATGGTGCGCTGTCAACTAAATGCTGTACTTGAGACCATTTAGAGTAATTAGCACCATCTTGAACGTACACACTTAAAGAACCATCTACAGCAGGAGATTCTCCTAATTCAAAAATTTGATTTGGTTTTCCATCAGATGTTCCAACTAGTTCACCGTATGCGTTGGCATAATCGGAAACTAAGGTAACGCTGCGGCCTTCTGTTGCAGACATATTTCCAATACCGTTATTAACACCAGGGTCTAAAACTAAATTAGCATCTGTTGTGAAGTACACAGTGTTGACCACATCACCGCTTACTACATCTGCAGAGATAACGGTTCCAGCAGGAATTGTTATTACATCAGTGGTTGAAGAGTTAGTAAATGTTAAATTTACAGTGGCTGAACGATACCCTGAAGGAATGTATCCGTATGTTTGAGCAATATTTACAACGCTATCTCGCTGTGTTGCAGTAGAGATAAATGATTCATTTACATTTCGGTCAATATAGTAAGACATTAAATCGCCCATATAAGCAAACGCTTCTACAAGAGCAACACCAAAGTCTGTTGGGTTGGTTGCAGTCCAGTTTGGGATTCTATCTTGAATACGGGCAATTAACTGTTCACGAATAGAGTAGTAATCACGACCTGTATAGTCTAATGAAACTGGTATATCACTTGGGGGTACGATGCTCATAGGTTTTCCTCTACTGATATTTGATTGCCGCCAATATAAGTTATTGCTACTACTGTGTTTGTAACTTCACCGTTAGGAAGACCATAAGTTATATTGACATTAGTTGTTCCAGTGTATTCATCAAAAGAAACATCTACGTTGTTTAAGGTTAATAGTTCTAAAAACGATGGAAAGGCTCTTTCAACTTCTGCTGTAATTAAGTTCATAGCATCATCACCTGTTTGCATAAAAGCAGAAGGAATTAAAGTTCCAAAATCTGGATTTAAAATTCTTTCCTGTAAATTGGTACCAATAACAAAACGAACCCTATCTGCCCAAATTTTTCGCTGGTCTGTTGTAGAGGTTACTTCTCCATAAGCGTTGATAGAGAAAGGCAAAGCAAGAGTTACTTCAGCCATTACTTTCCTACCCATCTATTTGGAGTGGTTTTAAACCCACCACGTGTCTGTATTACCAGCGGTTGTCTAGAACTTATTGTAGGGGTTGAAGGAGCCTGTTTTCCTCCTGTAGCCATCTCATAAGCAATATTACGGGTTGGGATAATAGAGGCTGTTTCTTTGCGAAATACTCCGCTTTTATTTTTTCCAGTCCCATCGCTCATGCAGGTAAAATCAACGTTATAACGACCATCAAAGGTCATATAATGTTCAACTCTTTTAATAATCCAAGAACCATCTGTCACATCTCCAGTGCCGTTAATTTCAATTGTTCTATAAGGTGCAATACGTGGGTCCCCTTGTCCTTGACCTTCTCCATGAATTGAAAAGCGTGCAAGATGAGATAACCCTTCTGATAACTCTTTAGCAATATCTTTTGTTTCTGCTACAACGTTTGTTACTACTTTTTTAAACAATGCTTCTACTACATTTGTTCTTAAATTTTTTCCAACACCAGATGGGGTACTTGTATGGCTATGGCTTTTACCTGTAATAGGGTCTATACCTTGAACAATCTGTTGTTTCTTTGCATAATGCCCAACTTCAAACAAATCCCCTAAGTTTGCAGTAAAACTATCTAATGTTTGAGCATCGTAAACTACACCTGAATTTACACCGCCATCGTTAAATGATAGTACTGGAATTACCGAACTAAATTGGTCAATAAGCCTATCAATGCGTTGAAAATATAGTGTTGAGTTACTTACGTAAGCATGAAACCCAATGCGGTTGCCAAGTTCTTGTATTTTTTCCCAATGTGTGAGTCCAACTAAAGATTGCATACCAAATCTAACATTGCTTTTATCAACAATTGCTTTTAATTTATATTTTTTGCAAATGTCAATGACAATTTCAGGTGCTGTTTTATTTTTCCACATATTATTTCCACCTTCTTTAAGGGGAAAAGAACCACCAATGCCACGCACTACAACGTTGCGAGAAACTGTGGCTTGTGTTTTGTTTTTGTTATTGTAAACATAGCCAACCCACTCACCTTTAGCATATTGAGTTTGCCATTTTAATTTCATCAAAACACCAGTTTTAAATGCTTTTTGGTAGTGTGGGTCATAAGAAGCAAACCCAAGTTCAATAACATCTTGTTTATGTTGTTCTTGGGTAAGGCGCACCCATTGAGGAACAACATTAAAAGTTGGAAAATCAGGAAAAGACACTTGATACGTAGTGCCAAAACGACTTTGAGTTCTTACATTATTCACGAGGAATCCTTAACTGAAGTCCTGGTTTTAACGTAAAGGGGTCTAACACATCTGGGTTAATGTCCATAATTTGCCACCACAAATTAGGGTTACCCAATGTTTTTGTAGCAATATTTTCTATGCGGTCGTTTTCTGTGACCTCATACCAATAATAAGCAACATTGTAAGTTGGAAATGTCCTAAAGATGCTAAGCATATAGTTTCCAGACTTTGGCTCTTGTGCCATAAACAAGGCTCCATCTGCATAACGACTATCTAAATAAATGGTCATTTTTTAACCTCTCCAACTGCACCATCCCAATAACGGTTACATGTAATAGAAACAACTGAAAGAAGTGGAATCATTTTTTCAGAAAAAATTTTGTGAACAACCTCAAGGCCACTTACACGTACACGATAACGAAGTTTATTTCCTAAATGAAGTTCTACAGGACGAACTGGTAACCAACCTGGGTCATGAGTTTTGCCGTTTAAAACACTGCTGTAGTTAGCGTATCCAACCCATCCATGAAGTGTTCTAAATAAATACTCTAAATCATACATAGTTCCTTTTTGAACAATGTCTTTTAACTCTTCGGGTTTAACGCTAATACCTTTTCCGTAAAGTTCTTCGCCATATTTAGATGTTCCGTTTAAGTTTAAAAGTGCAATATCTTGAATACGATTTAAGATAATGTCAAAAGAAACAGTTCCAGTAAACAAGTTTGTTGACATTGGAATTGCAGGGTCTTTGTTTAGCATTTCATAAACAGGGTTAGCACCCATCATTCCAGACCAACTCATGTTAATTGTTGTGGGGTTGTATTGAAATTTAAACCCATATAGTTTGTCATCAAAAGGCAATTTATTTTTATCTGCTTGTTTTTTTGCTTCTGCTTTTGTTGCTGAGTTATTAACTATACGGTCCATTTGAATGGTGCCTTTACCACCATATTGTTCAACTCCAGTCCAAAAAAGATAAGCGTCTCCTGTTGGGTAACCACCAGCAGAAACCATTTTTGGTAACTGACCTTTGTTTAAAAAAGTTCCAGATTTAATTAAAGGAGCATTAAAGTAATAAATACCTGCTTTTGTTTTTCCAGTGCTATAAACAGAGTTTTCTGGGTTTCCGTTACTTCCACCACTTCCGCCCTTAATGAGTTTGGCTTTTTTAAACGCTTCTTCTGAAGCATTAATCTTTGCGTCAAT